CATACACAGAACTCGCAATGTCCACAAAAGTAGACAAGATCAAGATACCAAATTGGGAACAAAGACTGAGGCCCATGCAGCGTGAAAATCTGAAAATAGCTCGCAAAATGAGAGAAGAAAACAAAGTTGTCAATACCATCAAAACCCAACTTAAATGTGATGAGCACATATGGTTTGATGAAAAAGGAGTTCCTAGATTTCTTGTGAATGGATCAAAAACAGAATTCTTAGACCTTGGAAAAACAACAGCTGAAATCTCAACGTTTGTGTCAGACTTCATGTGGGGACCGAATTGCACACAACCAATCATTAGATGGAAAAATGGTAAACAATACGTTTTTGTCGTCTATTTCACATGTGGTGCAACTAGCGACCAATTGTCCGCATTTGTGAATGCCATATCTGGAACTCAGCTCATCGGAATAAAAGCACTGGGTGATGATTCGCATTTGCAAGACGGAAAAGAACCAAAACAAAAGATTGTCGAAAATGATTTCCGTACATACGACCGTACCCAATCGAAAGCTCTTAGACAAGTGATAAATGACATGCTTGAAAAGAACGGTTTTTCTAAACTAGTTAGAGGCCGAGAGCGTATGTACAAGAGAACCCTTAAGATGTTTGTTCCAAACAATCTTATGAACACAGGCAGAGAAAAACACCTGGCCATTGTGGACTCAAAAGGTAAAAAAGCAGACATGAGGTATTCAGGCGAAGCCGCAACGTGCCTTGATAACACATTCGTAAATGCATTCACTACCATGGCAGTTTGGATGGAAGTCGATGGAAAACACGATCTGCTGGCAGCGGAATATGAAAAACTTGGCCTCATCGCAAAGATACAAATTGTGGACCTTCAGAGATCAACTTACCTAAAAGGCACGTACATTGTCAAATACCAATCCCAAGAAGTTGCATGGATCAGGCTACCTTCTTTTCTCCTCAAATTCGGAAAAACTCAAGAAGACCCAGAAGTTATTTTGAAACAAAAACACCTCACCCTCAATGAGAAATGTCGATTGCTACTAAGAGCACAGTGGTTGGGTTACGGGGACATGCGTTCAAATTGGTTCTATGGCGCCTTGGATGACATGTTTCGTAACGTTACTACTGTACTTGATCCCGTGAACACGGATTTTTCCATGCAGTTCTGGCAAATAACTCAGAGAGCCGAAAAACTAGATGATGACGCTTGGAATGCATTCATGCTAGCCAGATACAAAATAACTGTAGAAGAGATGTTACAATTCCTTGAGACCCTGAAACATGCGCTTACTTTTGACTTACCAGTACTATACCACCACCCCATGATAATGAAATTTTCCTGTGATTACTAAATCCACGCACATTGCGACCAATCATGCACAATGTCGTTAAACTTACTGCACGCGTGGAACCGTAACACGTTCCTGGGGTGTGGATACCTACTTGATGGGAGTTGCTTACTCAGCCAAAGGAAGCTAAGTCTTAAGTAAGACACTGTAAAAATGTAAATAATGTCTAAACAAATTGTAAAATATGAGAAGAAAACAAACACTGTGCCAAGAAGAAGAAGAGTAGTTGTGGTTAAACCAAAACGAAAACACAACAAAGGAAAAGACCTACAGGGTAGCATGCGTATGAGCAAAGGCCCTGCGGCTGTGGGTTATGACCTTCGCCAAAAGAGAGGTCCCCGCATCACACGTAGTGGTAACGAAGTAACTGTCGCTCATAGAGAATATGTGGCAGCCGTAAATGGTTCGAGTAATACCGTAGAAAGTATGGTTCTGGAGAAAATCAGAATCAACCCAGGTGATTCAGAAACATTTGAATGGCTGTCTGGCTTTGCTAAAGCCTATGAGAAATACGAAGTGAAGAAAATGATAGTAGAATATGTACCCACCACCACTACCATAACGACTGGACAGGTAATATTGGTTCCTGATTACAATGTGAATAATCCTCAGCAGAACGCTTTGAACCAAGTATTAAATAACATGGATTCAGTCGCCGGTGCAGCATGGACGCCCAAAAAATTGATCATCAGTCCATCCAAATTTAACCAAACCAAATCCTTCCTTATCAGAAACGAAGCTTTTGTCGCCTCAGATTATCTGCTGTTTGACCCAGTAAATGTGTATGTGGGCTCAAATGGCACACCGGATAATACCTCATTGGGACAATTGTACATCAGTTATGTTATCAAATTTATGGTGCCAAGTACCAACAACCAGACCCCAACTCTTGCAGGAGCTGTAGTCGGTACTGGAAATTGGCGCCCAGACGGAAGGCCCTCATTAACCTCCTTTGTGCCTAGTGTCAATCCTAACGATAAATGGGGGAATTATTTGCCAAATTTTGTTGAAGATTCGATATTTGTCTTCACACAAGAGTTTTATGGCATACTTACACTCACAATAGACACGGCAAATGGTTTTGATGCATCCAGAGTGCTCGCCTTTGCTGGAACCAATGGCTCCACTGTCTGGAATCAAGTACCAACCCTCGATGATGAGTATCTCGCGGGTAGAGACAGATGGTCAGCGCAGTGTCAAGTGAAAGCTCCAATTGGAGGAGGAGTACGCATAGCAAACCCTCTAATTGTGGGAGGACCAGGTGGTGGAGAATGGTCCGGCCGTGTGACCATTGCATCCGCTGCGCCGAAGTGGTGGCAGCATGCATCGCCATACGTCAGAGCATGGAACGTCACTGGCCCAGTGGGATCTCTCGGAAGGATCATTGGAGACCCACTCACAAAGAAAAAGAACAAGAACAGCAGCAACACAATGTTACAGTTGCTCAAATCCGTGTTGGAATCTGAAAACGATCAACACAACTCTTCATGCTTCACCGAAGAAGAAGAGAACGACTGATTATGAGAGTCGCCGGCAAGGAGAGCCGAAGAAAACCGCACCCAG